TCCCTATCTCGTTTGGACGGCAATTTATTTAATCGTCGGCGTTGTGCTGGATGGAGGGGTGTCGTTTAAACATATTGTGTATAGCATATTTGCCGGCGGCGCGGCAACGCAGTTATATTATATAGTCGTCATGCTGCAGCTTACGCTTTTAACGCCGCTGTTAGTTAGAATGAAAAACCGCAAATGGCTGTACCTGATTACCCCGTTATATTTTGTTTATTTATATATTTATAATATTTGCTTGGGTGAAGAGCCGTTTCTTTACGGTCGTATCTTTCCCGCATGGTTTGTTTTTTACATACTCGGTATGGATTGCCGCGAGGGGAAATTTAATAAGTTTGCCGAAAGGGTAAATTTGGGCTTTGTCGCGTTTGCTTTTGCGCTTTCGCTTGGGGAATCCTTCTTGCTTTTGCACGTAGGCTGCAGCAATGAATTTGCGCAAAGCCAAATACGAGTCGGTAATTTCCTGTTAGTGGTGTTTATCGCCTTGTACTTGTTAAAAATATATAACCATAAATTGAGCGAGGCTGAACAAGAGGTTGCAATAGAAAATGAGCGCAGAAAAAATTTGCTTGCCGTTGTGGGGGATTGCTCTTATGGAATATTCTTTTCACATATACTTGTTCTTCGCGTAGTCAGAAAGCTTGTATCGTTTGCGCCGTTTTCTGAAACTTGGCTACCGTTTTTCTTGTGTTGCTTTGTGGCAACGTCGTTAGCTTCGTTTCTATTTGTTTGGCTTGTGCGTAAATTTTGCCAAAAACTTAATGCTTCTAAATTATTGTGCGTTATTGGCTTTTGATTCGGTTGATAAAAGTGTGTCACCGTGTTGAAATTGAGAAAAATCCGAGGTTTTAAAGCGGTATTTTATGGTATATATAGAATTTAGAGCAATATGAGGGGGGTACCAGCGTAAAAATAGTTGTGAATTCGGTAAGTAATTATTACAACAAGTAATTATTATAATTAATATATACATGGGAGTAAAAAATGAGTTTAGATATTTCAGATGAGGAATTTCGCAAAATATTTGCAGATGAAAGCTTGTATTTACCAATTAGATGGAACGGCAACAATTTTTTAAAATCGTTGGAAGAGCTTTATTACAAATATCAAAGAGTTCTCAAAGATACGAATGTGTCTTTTAATGTATCTTCAAATTCTTATCAATTAAATTGTTCCATAAAAGAAGTATGTAATTTGATTTTAAAGTCATTAAAGCAGTATTTGAATGGCTTTCCTGCAGATGCCTACGATATATTTTCAGAACTAATGTCATATTTGATAAAAACGCCATTGTGGATTTATCAGAAAAGTTGTTTGGGCCCTGAAGCTAATATACGAGATGATTTGAATCTTTTTAGAGTAAAATGTTTAGCTAATTGTAGCGGTTGCGGTGTATGTGCGGCAGTATGTCCGACGCATTGCATCACCATGACATTAAATAATGACGGCTTTTATAAGCCATTAAAAGCAGAAGATAACTGCGTTCACTGTACTCTATGTGATGGGGTCTGTCCGTTCAAATCTGGTGAGGCTGTTCCTTTGGACAGCATGTCGCTTTATTCTGCAAACGCAATAGATAATTCTGTTTGCAAACAGTCTTCATCCGGCGGTATTGCTTGGCTAATAGCCGATTATGCAATAGAGCATGGTTATGCAGTGTGTGGTGTTATTTATAACTATGAAACTCATCGCGCGGAACATAAGGTGTTTTATAACAGAAAAGGACTTGAACAGTTGAAAGGCTCAAAGTATCTGCAAAGCTACACGCAAGGTGCTTTTTGCGAAATCATGAAAACCCTTAAGGAAGATCCGGATAAAAAGTTTGTTGTATTCGGAACGCCGTGCCAGATTGCGGGACTGGATACAGTTTTAAAGAGAAAGAAATTTAAAGATAGAGTTATCTTAATCGATATATTTTGCCATGGCGTTCCAAGCTATCTTTTGTGGAGGAAGTATTGGACTTGGCTTGATGCAAAACACGAAATAAAGGAAGAAAAAGTGATGAAATTGACTTTTAGAGATAAACAGTATTCATGGCATAAGTATTTTATGCATGTTATTTGTGAGACCCCTGTTTTACCTTTGAAAAATGCGGGGGGGGGTATCACAAGAATACATTGCAGGGGTGGATAGCGACCCGTTCCTTAAATTATTTACACTGGGTGTTGTTAACCAAACTTCCTGCTTTATCTGCCCGTTCAGAAATAAAACAGCGGCGGATGTCCGTCTCGGAGATTACTGGGGTTCGCGCTTTGAGGGAACCGAGAATGGGGTTTCCATGATTCTCATAAATTCAGAGATGGGCAGAAAGCTGATTGATGCAATTAGATCGCAGATCGATATTTTAGCGCATGATATTAAAGAACGATTTGGTCAGCAACACACAGATTACGATTATCCCAAATATTATGATGCGTCGTTGACGATGTTGCGGGATGACCGTGTGCAGCTGAAATCCATAATCAATCTTTATGAAACTGATTTTGACAGAGCAAAGAAGAAATTTAAGACTTTTGTCAAGAAAATATTGAAGATAGGACTGCGCTAAGAGCACCCGGGAATCCACCAGATATCGTTTTGACGCATTAACGCAATTGCTGGAAGCAAGATGTGAACAGTGTAAATTGCTCGTATTATGATGTACGTGTGGCAACAAATGCTGATCTTTCAATGCTGACAGCGGAGCGCAAACTGCTGAATGAGGAATCTGCGTGGAAAAAGTTACAATCATTGTTGCTATATATAAATCAGAGAGATTTCTGCCCAAGCTCATCAATTCGATTATCACACAAACATACCAAAATTTGGAGATTATTCTTGTCGATGACGGCTCCCCGGACAATAGCGGAGCAGTATGTGATGAGTTTGCAGCTAAGGACAACCGTATAAGGGTCATTCATAAAAAGAACGGCGGAACTTGTGAGGCGCGTAATGTCGGTATGGACGCTGCGACCGGCGAATATATGTGCATTATCGACGGAGATGATTGGCTCGAACCGGATTATGTAGAGTATCTTATGATGCTTGTACATAAAACGGGGTCAGAGATGGCCATGACGGACCACATCTTCACCACAAGGGATCGAGTTCAAGTCGAAAACGATTCTATTGAGACTTGGACGGCGGAGGAAGCATTCTGTGGAATCATATATCCACGTTTTGCTATCGGACCGTGGAATAAGATTTATAAGACAGAACTGTTGAAAGCAAATAACATCAGTTTTTCTGTTCCGTGGTCGGGTGAGGGGCTGTGGTTCTCATCACGCGCCGCTCAATTTGCAAATCATGTCGGAGTTGGGCATCGCAAGATTTATAACTACCGACTGAATAATGTAAACAGCGGACTTACTCATTATAATCTTCAGATGGGTATTAATGCCTTAGAGAACATCTTTTATATTGGCGAACAGCTCCATATTCGTACGCCGAGAACCCAGAATGCCGTCAACTGGCATATCTGGAAGAACTACGGATACGTATTGTTCCTGATCGTGGCGACTGACTCTGTAGAAGCAAACAAAGAGCTATACAAGAACTGTATCAGGAATATGCGACGGCGCCTTCCCGGAGTTCTGCTTCACTCGCAACTGGGGCTAAAGACAAAACTCCATATGCTTATCCGGGGAATCTTTCCGGTATGGACTGCTAAGCGGTCTTTGCGTAAGGAACAGGCGGAACGTGCCAAGGATGTATTTAAGGAATAAGTTACTTTAAGTATTGTGTGAAAACCGAATAATAATTGTTTATCCCGGGTAATTTTAGTAATTGTCTGATGAATTTAAACGTCATTGATTTAACGACTGGAGATAAATAAAATGAGCAATGTTACTTTCACGCAATGCGGAAAAGTTTCCGTGATTGTACCAATTTATAATGTGGATCGTTATTTAGAGGCATGTATAAAATCAATTATAGGCAGCCAGATGGATAAGGTAAGCGAAAAGGTGTTAAAGGCTGGCGGCGAGGTCGTTTTGGAAAAGACAAGGTCGAACCTCAAGGAAGTTTTAAGCGGCGAGAGTTCGGGAGAGCTTTTGTCGTCCTTGGGGCTGTCCGATATGCGCATCGACCGCGCGGGGAATCCGAATGTAAAGGTTGGCTTCGACGAGCCGAGGAAGGACGGTAGCTCAAACGCAATGGTGGCGAATATTCTCGAATACGGCAAGCACAATCAGCCCGCAAGACCCTTTTTAAAGCCTGCCAAAACGCAGAGTAAAAAAGCGTGCGTCGATACGATGGTAAAGACGTTAGAGGAGGAGATAAAGAAATTATGAGCTTGCTTTCAGAGCTTAAAACCCTTTTTGAAAAGGAAAATATCCCATGCGAAACGGGTGTGTTTAAAAGCACTGCGCCCGATACCTATGCCGTACTTGTACCTATCGAGGACAGGTTCGACGTCTTTGCAGATAATCTCCCCGAAGCGGAAATACAGCAGGTGCGGATATCATTTTTTACCAAGGACAACTATACAAAATGGAAAGAAAAAATAAGCTCCGTACTGCTTCAAGCCGAAATCACTATCGAGGACAGACGGTATATCGGCTATGAAACAGACGCGGAGTATCATCATTATGCCATAGACGTGGCGAAAGAATATAAAACGGAGGAATTATAATGGCAACAATAGGACTGGATAAACTTTATTATGCGGACATTACCGAGGACGAGAGCGGCAACGAAACCTACGGTACGCCAAAGCAGCTTGCAAGGGCTATTTCGGCGGACTTAACGGTGGAGCTGAACGAGGCAATGCTTTATGCCGACGACGGACTTGCCGAAGCGGTAAAGGAGTTCAAAAGCGGTACACTCTCGCTCGGCGTTGACGATATAGGACAGGAGACGGCTGCCGCGCTCGTTGGTGCAACGGTGGATAAGAACGGAGTGCTTGTGTCGGGCAGCGAGGATACCTCTAAATATGTGGCGATAGGCTTCCGAGCAAAAAAGGCGAACGGGAAGTACAAGTATTATTGGCTTTATCGTGTGCTGTTCGGAGTGCCTGCAACCAACCTTGCCACAAAGGGCGACAGCATCTCATTCCAGACTCCAACCATAGAAGGTACTATTTTCCGCAGGAATAAGGTGGACGGAAAGAATAACCACCCGTGGAAGGCGGAGGTGACGGAAGGCGCGAATAATGCCGACGTCATAAGTAAATGGTACGAATCGGTCTATGAACCCATATATGCGGAGGAATAATAAATGGACGGAAGGGATAGAAGCGCGATAATAAGTATCGGCGGTGAGGAGTATGAGCTTATACTCACAACCAGGGCGACAAAGGAAATAGCCAAACGCTACGGTGGATTAAATAACCTCGGAGATAACCTCATAAAGAGCGAGAACTTTGAACAGGCGATTGACGAGGTTATCTGGCTTATAGTAACGCTGGCAAATCAGGCGATAGAGATTTTCAATCTCAAAAACAAGGGCAACGAAAAGCCACTTTTAACTGCGGAGGTAGTAGAGCTTTTAACGACTCCCACAGACCTTGCCGATTACAAGGAAGCCATAACGGAATGCCTCTATAAAGGAACGAAACGAAACATAGAGAGTGAAGAACCAAAAAACGCGCAAGGCGGGTAAGCGACGAAGAGTTGTTTACTCGTCTTTTGTATTACGGCTTGGCGCATTTGCACCTGTCGCAGGACGAGGTCTGGCTTATGCCTTTCGGCTTGCTTCTCGATTTATGGGAATGTCATCGACAATATCGCTCGTCGCCCGCATTGAGTAACATATGTTACAACTTTTATATATAAAAAAAGCCAAAAAGAGGCTATTAGTATGCTCTATTCGGCTATATTCCTATATTTTATATTGTTTTTTACACGCTAATTTTTTCACACGTGTCTTTTATAAAAAATCCTCGTCCTTTTACAGCGAGAACAACACCATTTCACTTTTTAAGCTTTTTTGCGCTTAATATCTCCGTTTTCAATAAAAAAATCCCCTGCTATGATTTTACTCATAACAGGGGGCTTGACTTTTTTATTCAGTTACTTGCATTGTTCTATATATTTTGGTTCTACAATAAATGTTGGGGTTTAGGCTTCGGCATTTATTTTTTAATAGAAAGAGAATAAAAAAAGAAGCATAGCGGAAAAGAATCTGCTAAAATGAAATCACCACAAATCACAAAGGAGA